CAACAATGGCAACAAAACGCGACGCCCAACTTCTCGTCGTATCCACCGCCGGAACCGAACGATCTCTCTATCTTCGCCGCAAAGTAGAACAAGGACGAGCGTTCGTAGACGCCGGCAAGAACGAAGGAATCGCGTACTTCGAGTGGAGCGCCGCGAGTGACGAGGATCCGTACGATAGCGAAGTTTGGTCTCGATGTATGCCGGCCCTCGGACATATAATCGACGAGAAGACAGTACGTCACGCGATGGAGTCGATGACGATCGGCGAGTTCCGCCGGTCATATCTCAACGTCTGGCAGATCTCAACGGAAACGATGATCCCCGAGAAAGTACTCCTTGCGAATATGAACGCGAAAGTATCACCGACTGGACGTCTCGTCTTCGGCGTAGACGTAGCTCTCGATCGTTCTAGTGCTTCGATCGTTGTCGCGGACGAGTCCGGGAATTGCGAACTTATCGAGAATCGAGAAGGCGTCTCTTGGGTCGCTCAACGGGTACTCGATCTCTCCCGGCGTTGGAAAGCTCAAGTCGTAATCGACGGCTACGGGCCGGCGGCCTCCCTCATAGATCCACTAGAGAAGCTGGGGATAAAAGTCGAGAAGTATTCGACTCGAGATATGGTCGCTTCGTGCGGCCTCGTTTACGACGCGCTACTCGATAAGAAGCTCAACATAAAAAGCGACGACCGAATCGTCCGAGCAGTCTCCGGAGCGCGAAAGCGGATCGTCGGTCAGTCTTGGCTCTGGGCTCGAGTCGTTCCCGATATCGACCTTACGCCGCTCTACGCGCTTACGATCGCGTGGCACTATGCGACCTACAATAAAAACAAGCAACCCGGAAAGCCGAGGATCTTCTAATTGTGAACTATGCAACACTCGCCCAGTACTTAGGGACTATCGTTATAGGCGTGGCTCTCTTCACTCTTTCGCCGATCATCGGCTCGATCTTCGGCGGACTCGCGCTCGTAATCTTCGGCGCACTCGCGGAACGAGGTTAAACGTATGGCACTCGGAAAACTCTTAAAACGACAACTCGTTCCGCCGGCCCAGCCGAACGCGTACGTCGACTCTCTAGGACGCGTATCTCGATTCTACGATACGGTCTACTCCGGAGTCTTCGTAGACGAAACCGCCGTCCTATCGGTTCCGGGAATCTGGCGCGGCGTAACCCTCATCTCCGACGCGATCGCCGCTCTACCGTTTCACGCATACCGCGGAGACCAAAGACTCGACCCCACTCCGTCACTACTCGAGCGACCATACCCAGCAGAGACACGCGTCGAAACGATCGCGGCTATGGTCTCCGCGCTTCTCATCTACGGAAACTATGTCGCCGTCTTAGGTGAACCCGGCACGAACGGATATCCCGACTCGCTCTACCCAGTAGCACCGAACCGCGTAACAATTCTTCGCCGCGAAGGACGTCTCGTTTACAAAGTCGACGACCGCGAATACGATCAATCCGAAGTAATGCACGTGAAAGGCTTCTCGTTACCCGGTCACGTTGCCGGCGCTGGAATACTTTCCGCACAAAAGCAAGGACTCGGGATCGCGATCGCTCTACAAGAATACGCCGCGAAGTATTTCGACGGCGGAGCTCAACCGACTGGAATCTTATACTCGACGAACCCCGACCTCGATCAAGACGAAGCCGATCTACTTAAAGCTATGTGGGTTCGCCATTACGGCGGAACGTCACGCGAGCCGGCGGTACTTAACGAGTCGATCAAGTTCGAGCAACTATCCGACAACGCGAAAGACTCCCAGCTCGTCGAGTCCCGTACGTTCTCGCTAACGGAAGTCGCAAATATGCTCGGGATCCCGGGCTCGTATATTGGCGCTCCGAACTCTTCGCGCACGTACGCAAACATCGAACAAGAAAACCAAAGTCTTCTACGCTGGAGTCTTACTCCGTGGCTCTCACGTATCGAGGCCACGTTCACCGACTATCTGCCGCGCGGACAGTACGCAAAGTTTAACGTCGACGCGTTACTCCGATCCGATACTCTCTCCCGATATCAAGCGCACAAGATCGCGCTGGAGTCTGGATTCCTCACGGTCGACGAAGTACGAACCGACTTCGAGAACCGTCCCTCGATCGGCGAAGCCGAAACAACTTCCGCACTCGCGGAACCGAACCCTCTTAGCGAGGAGATATAAACAATGGAAACAAGAAGCTACGAACTAGATCTCGAAGTACGAACAGAGCTAGACGGTCGGACAGTATGCGGAATATGTGTCCCGTATGACGTCGAACAAAAGATCCACCCGGGGCTAACCGAAGTCTTCGTCCGTGGAGCGTTCGACGCAGTAACTCGCGCCGCTCATCGCGTAAAACTCTTACAAGGCCACGACGCAAAAAACCTTCCGATCGGTAGAGCTCACGTTCTACGCGAAGACGAACGCGGACTCTACGGAGAGTTCCGGGTAAGTAAAACGGATCGCGGCGACCAAATACTCGAACTCGTTCGAGACGGAGTTCTAACGAATCTAAGCGTAGGCTTCTTACCGCTTAAAGATCGCAAGCGTCCGAACGGCGTAATCGAAAGAGTTAAAGCCCATCTTGCGGAAGTATCTCTCGTAACTTTCGGAGCGTACGGAGAATCGGCTACCGTTTCGTCCGTTCGTGACGTAATCGAAAAGCCGAACCTCGCACAACTCGAAAACGTAATATCCAAGATCCGCCGATAAGTCGTTTCTATGCCGTGGCGAATCGAAACAAATAACGACGAATGTCGTTCCGGTTACGCCGTCGTAAAAGAATCCGACGGAAGTCTTTCCGGTTGCCACGATACGAGACGAGAAGCCGTCGCCCAACTTGCCGCGCTTAACATCGCCGAAGCGCAAGATCGAGCACTCCCCACTAACTACCGTCCGGCCTTATCTCGCGACGTACCGGAAGGCCGAGCTTGCGGAAATTGCGCGTATTACAACGAAGACAAAGTCCAGCAAGCCGTCGAAAACTTGCTCGCCTACTGTACGCGCTGGGACGATTACGTCGACGGCGGCTATTACTGTAACGCGTGGCAACCTTACGAAGAAGAAGAACACGAAGAAGACCAAGACGTATATCGCGCCGAGGGATATCCACCGACGGACGCTATGGTCGCCGAAGCGCGACGCGGCCTCGAATGGCGTCGAGCTTACGGTCGCGGCGGAACCGAAGTCGGAGTCGCTCGAGCGTCCTCGATCATTAACCGGGAGAATCTTTCGCGAGAAACGATCGGACGAATGGCGTCCTTCTTCGCCCGGCACGAAGTCGACAAACAAGGACAAGGGTTCGATCGTGGCGAACCCGGCTACCCTTCCGCCGGTCGGATCGCTTGGGCTCTCTGGGGAGGCGACCCCGGAAAGAGCTTCGCCGAAGCGATTCTCGCCGAACTAGAATCCACCACTAGCGAATAACCTTCCGCTACTATTCCAGTAGGCCGCACCTCGACCGAATCGTAGACGCACCTCGCCAAGCGCGACACCCGTCCCGATAGGTAGCGACACCCGGATAAACCCATACCGGCAACTCCCGAAAAGGACTCTCTCCAATGTCTAACCCATTCCTAAATAACCTAAGCGAAAAGCGTTCCGCGAAAGCAGAACTCGTCGACGCAACACTTAACCGCGCAAGCGAAGAAGACCGCGATCTAAACGAGATCGAAGTCGCGAACGTACAAGCTCTCGCGCTCGAGATCGAAAAACTCGACGCACGTATCGAGCAGATCTCCGAACTCGAAGTCCGCAACCAAAAAGCCGCCGAGCTCGCCAAGCGCGTAGACGGAGACGTCGAAGTTCGTAACGTCGGAGGCTGGAAAGTCACCGCCGAAGAGCCGACTTATCACGCTCGCGGAGAGAACTCGTTTCTCGCCGACGCTATGTCCGCACAATTCGGAAGCGACTACGACGCCGCCGAAAGAATCTCGCGCTATAACCGCGAAGTCAAGCTCGAGAAGCGCGACGTCGGAACCGCCGCCTTCGCCGGCCTTGTCGTACCTCAATACCTGATCGACCTGTACGCACCACTCGCACGAGCTGGACGCCCGACGGCAGATATCGCGCGAAAGCACGTACTCCCAGTTCAGGGTATGACCGTAAACATTTCACGCGTCACCACCGGAACCGCCGTTAGTTACCAAGCTTCGGAGAATGACACCGCGACAGAAACGAACATCGACGACACACTCTTAACCGTGAACGTGAACACGATCTCCGGTATGCAAGACGTCTCGAAGCAAGCGATCCTCCGCGGAGCGAACATCGAAGAAGTCGTACTCGCCGACCTTATCCGCGCGTATCACACGAAGCTCGACGACGGAATCCTTAACGGTTCCGGCTCAAGCGGAACGCCTACCGGTATGACTACCGCCTATACGCAAGTAATCACTTACACCGACGCGAGCCCAACTGCCGCCGAACTGTATCCAAAACTTGTAGACGGTATCCAGAGGATTCAGTCGAACTACTTCGCCGGCCCGACGCATATCATTATGCACCCGCGCCGACTTGGCTTCTTGCTCGCCGCAGTAGACACGACTGGACGTCCTCTCGTCGTACCTAACGCCAATGGCCCAATGAACGCGCAAGGCACGTTCTCCGGTCTCGGCTACGGTATGTCAGGCCAGTACTCAATGCTGGGTCTCCCGATCATCACCGACGCAAACGTCACTACCACGAACGGAGCCGGCGCAAACGAAGACCTTATCTACATCGTCGCCGCCGACGAGATGCACTTGTGGGAAGCTCCGGGTATGCCAACATACGTACGGTTCGAGCAACCGGACGGAAAGGTCGCGATCCGAATCGTTCTCTTCGGCTTCTCGGCGTTCACCGCCCAGCGTTACCCATTGTCGGGAGCGATCATCGGCGGAACCGGTCTCGTAACTCCGACCTTCTAATCGTTGCCTAGCTACCTAGTTCGGATCGTTCTTCCTTGAGACGATCCGAACTAGGACTCGGAACTATGAACCAAAATTATCTAAAAGCCCTCGAGCAAGAACTAGCTAGTCTTGTCGCGCGTGGCCTTACTGATCGCGCGAACCAAGTTCGCCAAGAGTTAAGCCGGTTCGGCTCGAACCCTCTCTCGACGGACGGCGGTTCTCCCGTACCGGATCGGCTTGACACCATCGCAAAAACGGAACTTGTCGCTCCGAAACAAGTAAAGAAAAGTCCAGCAAAAAAAGCGCCTACTAGAAAGCGGTAAAACGTGGCAGTCACGAACGGATATACAACGGTCGCCGCGTTCCAAGCTTACGTCGGTATGGATACGATCACGGCGAACGAGACGCTCGTCATCGAACAAGGTATCGAAGCCGCTTCTCGATCCATCGACAAAATGGCGAACCGCCGTTTTTATGCGGACACAAACTTAACCGCTCGCAAATATCGCGCGACCGACTTCTACCGTCTCATCGTCGACGACATATCTTCCGCGACTGGCGTGATCGTAAAACTAGATACCGGCGGCGACGGAAGCTTCGAGACAACACTTACGCAAGGCTCCGACTACATTCTCGACCCCTTAACGTCACCGCAGAAGTCGAGGCCGTTCTACGTCGTAACAATGGTCGGAACGACGCTCTTCCCGTCACCAATAAACCTACGACCCGGCGTCGAAGTTACTGCTCGTTGGGGTTGGTACGAAGGCATACCGCCGGACGACATCGTCGAGGCTTGTTTAATTCTTACATCGGACTACGTGAAACGAGCCCAGTCGATCGGCGGAGTCGTCGGACTATCCGAACTTGGCGTAGTACGAATGGGGCCATTAGGCCGCGATATCGGCTCGATCGTTCGCGCTTATCGTCGAGAGATCCTCGCGTAATGACACCGTCCACCGTACGAGACGCAATAAAAACGGCTCTACAAAGTGTCCCGAATCTCCGTTGCTACGACACGATCCCAGATTCTCTAGTCCCTCCCGGCGCGATCGTAGGTATGCTCTCGTTTAACTGGGATCTCGTACTACCGAAAGCGTCCCTCGATCAAGCCTCGATAGATATCTCCGTAATCGTAGGCCGAATGAACGAACGAAGCGCCCAAGACAAACTCGACGCATACCTAGCCGGAACCGGAGCCGGCTCTATCCGTACCGCGTTACAAAGCGACCCCACGTTCGGAGGCACTCTTGCCGGCTCGATATTACAGTCGGCGAACCCGTTATCGGCTACAGTTAGCGGCGTGGAAATGCTCGCGTACCGTTTCCAGATGGAGCTCTACGGATAATGAACAAATACGAAATCGTCTCCGGCAGACTGCCGAACTACGAGCAAGGCTCAATAGTTACCGATCTCCAGCTTCTCGAGGACGGCGTAAACGTCGTCTCTCTTCTTGCCGCTGGACATATAAAACCGTCCACCACTAAAGCACCTAAAAGCGCTAAAGTTTCCGAAGAAGAAGAAGAAAACCCGAAAGGTCTAAACTAATGGCTACCGCGATATTCGTTCCCCGTACCTCTGTCGTAACCGTGAACTCGGTCGACTTATCCGATCAAGTTCAGAGCGCGACCCTTCGCTACGAAGTCGACGCTCTCGTTACTGACACGATCGCAAGTTCGGCGCACTCGTTCGGACAAGGGCTCGAAAATAACTCTTGCTCCATAACTTTTATGATGAGTTACGCCAGCGCGGAGCCTTATGCCACATTAAAAAGCCTCATCGGCACGACGACGACGATCTCGATCAAGCCGGCAAGCGGCGCGGCCTCGGCCACGAATCCGACGCAAACTCTAACTGGGACATTCCTACCCGGTATCGACGTCTACAACGCGTCCGCTGGAGAACTCTCGACCATTACGTGCGAATGGGTCGGCGGCACTTATAGCGAAGTAACCGCGTAAAGTGTTTCGGATTCGCGTAACCGTCGAGAAACGCGACGGATCTACAAATACCTACGACGTCTTTCCGACGGCGATATCCGACTTCGAGGAGTTCGTAAAGATGGGACTCGTCTCCGCGTTCTCCGAAGCTAATTCGAGAATGAGCAACCTTTACTATCTCGCGTGGCTCGCCGAAAAAGATTCCGGAGCAGTCGTCAAAACGTACGAGAACTATAAAAAAGAACTAGCTCACGTAAGCGTAGAGTTCCCAAAAGCCGACGAGTAGACGGGATCGTCGAGACGCTCGTTCTTATGAGCCTCGAGACTGGACAGTCGATCCGCGATCTACTCGATACGCCGCCGATCTTCTTAGACGAACTCTATTACCAACTCGTAAAACGTGCGGAAAGATCTCGACGGAGGGTTAAATAATGGCGATCGAGTTCCGAATCCCAGAGCTCGACGAAGCTTCCCCCGAGTTTCTTCGCGGAGGTTCCGGTAAATACGGCTATCGCGTAAGCAAAGACGCGACGACGACGCTCAAGTTAACCGGCCTTAAAGAAGTACGAAAAGCTCTAAAAAAATACGGCGACGAAACGAAGACGGCCTTTAAGCCGGCGAACCTTGCCGCCGCGAAAGTCGTTATCGAAGCCGCAAACTATACGATCCCAATACGAACCGGAACTCTCCAGTCGACTATGAGACCGCTCGCTACTAACAAGTCTGGCAAGGTTCGAGTCGGTAACGCCAAAGTCGAATACGCCGGCCCGATCCACTTCGGCTGGCCTTCCCGAAACATCAAGCCTCAACCGTTTATCTATGAAGCACTCGACCGACGAATCGGAGAAGTAATATCGGTCTACAATAACGCGATCGACGAACTCGGAAGAAAGTACGATCTTACTAATGGCTAAACCGATAACCGTCACCGTCGCCGGCAACGCCGGGCCGCTCCGTAAATCGTTACAAGGAGCCGACTCCGATCTTGCCAAGTTCGGTAAAGCCGTTTCCGATAACGCTAAAAAACTAGCTCTCGGGTTCGCCGCTATTGGAGCCGGCGCTGTAGCTGGACTCGGAGCCGCCGTAAAAGCCGCCGCGGAAGATCAAAAAGCGCAAGCGTTACTCGCCGACCAATTACGCAAAACGACGGACGCGACGAGCGCCCAGATTCTCGCGATGGAGCAATTCGTCGACGTTACACAAAGGGCGACCGGAATCGCCGACGACGAGCTTCGTCCGGCTCTGGCGACACTTACTCGCGCGACTGGCGATCTTACGCAAGCGCAAGAACTACTGCAACTTGGACTCGATATCTCCGCCGGCTCTGGGAAGTCTCTCGAAGGAATCTCTTTAGCGCTTGCTAAGGCCACGAACGGGAACCTCGGCGCGTTTACGAAGCTCGGTATTCCGTTAGACGAAAACATTATCAAAACGAAAGACTTCGCCGCCGCTCAAGAAGTGCTCGCGAAACAATTCGGAGGAGCGTCGACGGTCGCGGCTAAC